AATGATTATAGGAGCAGTGTTTGGTGTGCTTCCACTTTACTTTGGTGAATTACCAAGTGGTTGGTCACAAGAAGGATTACAAGTTACAATTACAAACAGAGCAATCAAGTGGGGACAGGATATTTTATATCAAGCGTTCTTAAGAAAATTTGCAAAGTTAGTGGGAGTTGAAGATTGGGACTTGAGACTAAAAGGTGGAGAAGAGAATGACAAGTTAAGAGACTTGCAGATACAAGGCGTAGAGATACAAAACATGGCTGCTATGCAAGCTATGGGATTTGAAGTTGCAAGAACACACACTGGAGAGTTTAAGGTGTCAAAGAACCCCATAATTAATCCACAAATGATGATGTTGGAAGGCAAGGCTGCCGAGGACGAGAAACCAAATACATCTGGTTCAAAGGGAAGAGGTAGAGGAACTGCTGCACCAAAAGAAGACCAGCAAGAAATGGACGGTAAACCTAAAAAACAGAGACCATCAGACAAGGGTGGTATAGGTCAAGGAAGCCCTTCAAGTGGAAAAGGAACAAGTCAGTCTAAAAAATCAGACCCTTCAATTAATCTAGAACCAAAGAAATTTCCAGATGGAATAACACCAGCTAATTTTGAAGTAGTAAAAAGAACATTACAAAGCTCAATAGATTTTGACTGGACTAAAAAAAGAACAGTTGAAGAACTAAGAAAAAGTTCTAGCATGACTGTAAGAGACGCAAGGGAATTAGTAAAGCAGGAACTTGCAGACGTAAAACGCTGGGAAGAGGAAGAATTTTAACCCTAAAAGTTTATAAACACCGAAAATAATGATAAGTATGGCAGATAAAAAAAGCAAAGATAAACCAAGGGAGAAAGCCACAGTAAAGGTAACCGTTAAAGAAGTAACGGTAGGAACAGCAGCACTAAAACCAAAAGCAACAAATGTTTACAGTGCAGATTTTTCTGAAATAGACAACACAATGGAGAAAATCAAAAAGGAAGTTAGAAAAGTTTGTCAAGGAGACTACTCTAGTAACAACTGTTACCTCATACTTCAAGAAGCGTTAAAGAAAATAGTTTTGGCGAATCATTAAGTTGGCTACTAAGCTAAATGTTGACACTGGTGGTCAAGATATTGGTAAAAAACTATGGGACAAACATCAAAAAGACGAATATACACATGTAGATAATTATAAAGAGGCAATATGTCTTAATTGTTTTAAAAAAGATGCAGCTTCGGCTACAATCGTAACTATTTGTGGCGAGTGTGCAGGCAAGAGAGGTAGAGAACCACTACTTGCAAAGATGTCAGACAAGTTTTATGGTCTTTGTTATTTTTGTGGTGAACACAAATTCCACATAGAGGAGATTAACGCAAGATTTTGTCGCAGATGTCATAGAAAGATAGCAAACGTTACAAAAGAATACAATAAGAAGGGTGGACTTTACGCAAATCCATTTTGGTCAAGAATGAAAAAGAAAAACGGTAAAGATTGGAGACAATTATTTTCTGGTAACCTTGGAAATAGGCGTTAAGAGAATAAATTCAATTCTATTTGACGCCAGATTAAAAAACTTCTTAGTCCAGTCTATTTTTACGTTCTTTTTTGGCTTATCACCCCAAAACCTTCCAACTTTAAAGAATATTTGTGGTTTTCTTAATATTTTTTTGAAGAACATGATTTTTTCACCTTTTGGTTCAAAAGATACGTCATCATACTTAACAAGCCTTTCATTACCCTTAAGATATTTGTCTATATTATTTTTTTGGTAGCAACTTATAGATCTTGATACATCTGGTCTGTCAAAATATCTTTCACAGTCAAGAACAACCATAATTTTTTCATCTTCTGTTATCCATATGTCTTGTAATGGTAATGATGTTTCATTTACTTCTAGTTTTGGTGATACAGTATGTTTGTTTCGTAAAACATATTCGTCTACTGTGTCATATACATGAACACTTATACCCATGAATAGTATAACACATCTTTATTAATAAAGGTTTTGTTTTATCGGCATGGTAGAAGATGGTAGTAAGAAACCATGTGAATGTGGTTCGTCACAATTTGGGTATTATGCAGATCAGGGCATATGTTTTGTATGTTTTGCGTGTGGCAGGTTTTCGTTAGACGGGTTTAATAACGAGATAGAAGAACTATTCAAGTCAGATCCAATGATATTGTTACAACTTATACAAGAAGGTCATTTAAAATCACTATCAGGTACAAATGAATGACACTATAATTTAAATACCTTTAATACATTATGATAATATGATCGAAACGTATTTTGGTGACATATTTGCTGAGATAGTATTAGCCGTCATTCTAGGTGTTGGTGGTCTAATAATAGGTTATTTCAGAAAAATATCAAAAACCCAAACAGACTTGTGCAATAAAGTGGCTAATCTAGAAAAAGCCCTCGTTATTTTATGTACAGCGTTAGATAGGCAGACTAACAGGCTACACAATGAAGAAGACGTAAACAGTGATTTACAAGATCTTGTGCGTAAAATCATTAAAGATAACAAATAACTTTATATAATCGCATCTCAGTGCAGGTATATGGTAGAAGCATTAGTTTTAGTCGCAGTTGCAGCCATTATAGGTGCAGGATTGAATACCTTGAGAGGATATTTACATTCTAAAGAACCCTACAGTGCAAAGAAGCTGGCAGGATCTATAATAATAGCAACATTTGCAGCACTTGCTCTGTCCCAATCAATAATTGTTGAGGGATTATCAACAGAGGGTGTAGCACTGATTGGTTTGGTAACAGGCTTTTCTGCTGACTATGCAATAACAAAAGCAAAAAAGTAGGTGTTTTTTAGGTATATAATATATACCACACTTTTTCCTTTTTTTTAAATCTTTAAATAATGCAAGTAATTATATATGTCATGAAGATTGGAACATTGAGAACCAAGTCAATGACGGTTTTAGATTCAACAGATGAAAATAGGTTTTTTGAAGGTTATCTCACAGTTGAGATGAAAGACAAACAGGGTGAAATAACAGTAGTTGATGAACTATACAAAGTTCTTCCAATATGGGTTGACAGGGGAGCACCAATTACAGATACACATTCTAACAGGGTAATTGGTAAAGGTATCAATTTTGCAAAGACCACAGTGACAGAGGGTGGTGTAACATATCCTGCAATTAAGATAACGGGTAAGATTCACAAGAACTATGAATTAGATACTGATATTTGGGAAAAGATAAAATCTGGTGAATATAAGGGTCTTTCATTTGGTGGAGCAACAAAGGCAAACAGAGTTCCAAGAGTAATGAAGGACGGAGAAATTGCATATGCACTTACAGATCTAGAACATTATGAAGTAGCAGTATGCAAAGATCCAGCAGTTCCATTAGCATTAATTACTGATTATAACACACTTGCAAAGGCAACAATTCCATCAGAAGCTAGGGGAGATGGTAAAGAAATAATCAAGTGTACAAAGTTTGGCTGCTATGTTAATAAATCTGAAGGTATAGATGAGCCAGAATATCATGATGAATCAATAATAAAAACTGGTGGTGAAGATTGGTCTAATGCAGACATTGTTCCTGCAACAGTAACCAATACTGTATCATCGAGCACACAAACTGCAAAGCCTATTAAAACACCTGAAAAGGTAGGTGTAAAAGAAAGCGAGGGTGGAGTCAAACTTAACGTAACTCCATTAGAAGGTGGTATTGCTGACAATAAATTCACCAAAGCTACAACGGCATTAAGTGGAACTGGTGGTGGGGTTAGAGCAAACATACCAGATGGAATTAACAGACAAGATGGTGGTAACAGTAATCAAGTAACAGAAGAAATTGAAGAAATAAAGACAGCAGATATAAAAACAGTAATAAAAGCAATAATGGCAGGTGCAGAAAGAATAAAATCAGGTTTTGAAGTAACAGACACTGACATAAAATTAGGTGGTCAAGCAGTGCCTACAGAAAAAGAAAAACTAACAAGTTCATTAGGCACTCAAAACAAAGAAACAACAGTAACAACAAGCAAGATAGAAAAGGGTAATTTTTGTCCAACATGTGGTGATAAAATAACAGATGAAATGAAAGAGACTTATACAGAAACATCTAGACCTCATGCTGATTGCATATCATGTGGTCAAAAGAAGAGAATAGCAGAACGAGATAGAAAAGATAATGAAAGTATGGAAAAAATAACACAAGGCATACACGAAGGTTTGGCTCGTAGTGGTGGAAAAGTTACTCGCTTTAGTCGAGGTAAAACCCCTACAACTATTAACTAAGCAATCTTTATATACCCTTTATATATAGGTTCTATAAGAACATGGTCAACGAAGACAATTCTAACAAACAAGTTGAAGAATCAGAAATCACCAAAAGTGAAGATGATACTCAACGAGTTGATACGGAAAAATCTTTCCAAGAAACTGTAAAATCAGGTTTTGACACACTGACAGAAGTTGTTCAGTCTATTGCTGAAACACAAAAGGCAACGCAAGAAACCTTAGGTGGATTAGAAAATAGATTGAAAGCACTAGAAACACCAACTGACTTGCCACTGTCCCCAAAAGGAACAGCAGCAGCACAGGACGTTGGGGCAAAAGTAATAGTTCCAGATACCTATCAATCAAACTCTAAACAAGTAGGTTTAGATTCTGATAGACAGGGCGAATTAAAACCAGCCTCAGACAAAGGTGGACTAAAAATGCAGCAAAAATCAGATGATACAGAATTTGTAGAAAAAACACAGCATACTTTTACAACCGAAACCCCTCGACCAAATGCAGCTTTAGAAACTGTTGATAAATCTATTAAAGATGAGTCAATGATTTTGAAAGACGCACGAGCAGAAGGGTATGAAGGTTTGTCACAAGTAGCTAGAAATATTCTATCAGGAAAGTATTACACGCCTTCAGACGACATTGTAGGAGCATACTAAAATGGTACAAATCAGAACAATCGATGAACTAGAGGCTCTCTATTATGGACACAACAGAAACCTTCTTAGAAAGGCTGACGCACCAATCACTACCTCGACAGCAGGAACATTCAATGCTATTTTCGGGGCATACGCATGGGCTCAGTTAAACCTTGAAGCCAACGCCTTTGGTATCTTACCAAAGTATCCTTGGGATAAATCAGGTTGGAGGGTTATTACAGCAAAACCAACTCTAAATACCAATCAGGGCAACACTGCACTGGGTGGTACAGCAGAGGGTGGAAATATTGCCGAGACTGTGAAACCAACATTACAAGAAATTGATGTTAGACCAAAGACAGCACAACTGCCTTTCTCAGCATCAGAAGTTATGGAATGGTTGGCAACACACAGTAAAGACGATATTTGGGGTGGTCTAGGATCACTACGACTATTTATGGCTGTACAACACAAAGAGTTTCTTAATAGAATGCTTTTAGCAGATGTGGAAGCAGAAGCAGCAGGTGCAAGTGGAGCAAACACTGGCACAAAAGACTTTGAAACACTAGACAGAATCGTCAGCAGTGGAGCTGAAGAAACTGCCGTAGGTGGATCACAGTCAGGCTTGTATGATCCTTGGGCAGCAAATGCTACTATCGACAGAGATAGTGGAACTACATTTGACGCAACAGTGGAGTCTGCAAGTGGAACACTAGGAACTAACGGAGTCTTAACTGACGATACCCTAAGAACTTTCTTACGAAAGATTAGGATAGCAGCAGGTAAAGATCCAAACGTATTTCTCGGATCTCACGAAGTTTATTCTGAGATACAGGGCTTGTATATGCCATCAGTCAGGATTCCAAATCCTTACGGTGAAGCATTAGTACAGGTCGATGTAAACGGAATCCAAACATTCAAGGGAACTGGAGTCGGCATTCATGTCGATAGTATTTACGGAATACCATTCATACCAAGCAAAGACGCACCAAGTAATAGTGCTGACTCAGCAGAGATCGGCAGACTATTTGCACTTGATACATCTGACGCAGAAGGTTATGGTTATCCAAGAATAGGAATCCAAGTGGCAATACCCACCGAATATTACGAGGCAACTAGAAGAACACCAGCTTATCCATTCGTCAACAACGCTTTTGTAGAAAAAGGCGTTTATCGTACAATGGGTGAAACGGTCTGTAGACACTTCCGATCACAAGGTAAGATTAGAGACATTAAACTTTAGTCAAACCAAAATCCTTTTTTT